ACTATCCCTCCTTCTGAAACGGAGATTTGCTTGGAATTCCCTTCACTGTATGGCCGCTATCGTGTTGCGGCTCTTCAGATGTCTCGCTTGCTGTGTCCGATTCCTCTTCATGTTGAAGGAGATCTTCGCCCATGGCAACAAGATCTTGAAGCAATACTATTAGACGATCCAGACGATCGCACAGTGCACTTTCGCGTGGATTCCGAAGGTTCAGCTGGTAAGACATGGTTCACGCGTTATTGGTTGACGAAGTTTACAAAGGAGACTCAGTTACTCCGTGTTGGAAAGCGTGATGATTTGGCTCACGCGATTGACGAAACAAAATTGTATTATTTCTTTGATTGCCCCAGAGGAAGTTTGGAGCATTTCCAGTACTCCATCTTGGAACAGCTGAAGGACCGGGTTGTCTTCAGTCCAAAATATGACAGCACGACTAAACTCTTGCACCACAAAGCACACGTTGTTTGTTTTACTAACGAATATCCGGATATGGACGCATTGTCTGCGGACCGATACGACGTAATTGAACTATGAGATATTACATGCCTGGCGCACCTGCGCGAATGCATCCTTATGCTCCTGCTCGAGTACATCGACGCCGATATGCAGCTGGCCGTACACTAGATCGAGCTTTTAGGCGCAGATTTGCAACACGTTTTAGAAGAAACTATCAAAGGTTTTTTACTCGTCTTAGGACTTCTAGCTTACAAGCTATTTTGACTTATAGACGGCTTACTCCCGCCCAAAGAAGACTTGTACGTTTGCGATACTATCGTACTGGCGATTCTCGTCTATTTCACATGCAGGGTCGCCGACCCCGTCTCCGTCACATGCGTTACTAATCGAGTGAGTGCAGAACCTCACGACAGAAACCTAAACTAACACACACAATGATTGTAACAGATAAAGAATCAACCTAACATTAACCCAAAGGATCCTTCCAATAGACCACAAAATCGTACTTGATATCAATTAGAGTGGAGACCGCAGTTCCCACTTCAGGATTGTTGTGATAGATCATGACAACTGGATAGAAGCTAAGCTTTTTCCCACGAGTGTTTGCGTCATCGGTTTCTTCAATGCGTGTACGAGTGTGCAACAACCTATTGTTCATCTCCCACCAGAATGTTGTTTGCTTGAGAGCATTTCCATGGTTTTGTTCATCCTCCTTGTCTGATGGTCCAAGGTGAAACGTCATATCCTTGGCTACATGGAACGCAGACTTGTCAATCGGCGCCTTCGTAGTGCGCCATGTCACATTCCGAGTCCAATCAGCAGTCTCAGTCAACAGCCGAGCCTTTTCCTTTGAGTCTGTATTTTTGAAGATCGACAATGCATTTGTTCCTTGACCCGTTGTTCCAACATCTGCATAGATTCGGCGCCAGCCGCAGATAACACGCACAATAGTAGGGTGCGTAATGGTCTTGTTGAAACACCAAAGGTTGAATTTAACACCACGGATGTGAACACCTCTACCATTGAACTTGCTTGTTTGGATGGTACCACCGTCAGTAGTGGATGTATCACTGATGAAGTTATTGAATAACGCAATATTGAGAATGACGTTTTGATCTCTGTTGTCTCGATCCTGGTTGGCCACTACCAATCTTTTTCCTTCAAACAAACCAAGAGCTTGCTTTCTAACTTTCGTGCCCCAACGTAGTTTACGACGGCGATAACGACGCCGCTTAACGCGACGATAATGGACAGGATTGTAAGGCCCCGCTCGCTGACTAGCGCCGTGCATATATCCTCGACGGCCGCTTCGAATGCCCCCATAACGGCGACGGTGTAGTTGTGGCATACCCTTTTTTTTAGGACTTGGAGTAACTTGTGCAGGACCTCTTTTTCCGAAGTCACCGCGTTGACGTTTAGGTGTATGTTCAATTTTTTCTGCTGCTTCTTGCGCGTCACCTGGAATACCAAGAAAGTCCTCGGCAACCTCTACTTCTTCGTCGTTGTCACCAGCTTCACCTATAACAGGGTGAGTAAAATCGTGCCAGTAGTGACTGGCTCTAGACATAATGGGTTATGAGGAGGGTATAGTATTACCCCTCCTCATCCCAGTCCAGGGTCCACCCCATAACCTAGGGGGAAGTTTTTTTTCCGGGTCCCCCCTTCTTTTCCCGGGACCGCTCCACGGCCATGCGGCCCGAAGTCATAGAGCAACACACCATGACCGGCTGTAAGAAGTGGTGTTTCACTCTTAACAATCCCACGGAAGGGGAGACGTCGTCGCTCGTCGATGTCTTTGAATCTGAGCATGTCAAATACGCCGTCGTCGGACGCGAAACAGGCGAATCTGGAACCCCCCATCTGCAAGGCTTTGTTTGGTTCACTGACCGCAAATCCCTTCGCCAAGCAAAAGCAATCCTTTCCGACCGCATGCATTTGGAACCAACTAAAGGTACAGACAAACAGGCTAGTGACTATTGTAAGAAAGAAGGTGACTACGATGAATATGGTGAACTACCGAGTGTAGGAACGAAGTGCCAATGGGAACGATACCAAACGTGGTTGCTCGCTCGAACTATCCCTCCTTCTGAAACGGAGATTTGCTTGGAATTCCCTTCACTGTATGGCCGCTATCGTGTTGCGGCTCTTCAGATGTCTCGCTTGCTGTGTCCG